TATCTAAAGATGCTCCTGTTAAAACACCTGCAACTGCTAGTGTAGAAGCCATATCAACTGCACCATCAATGTCCACAACATCAAGGTTAGTAGTGCCATCTACATCTAAGTCTCCGTTAAAGTCTACATTGCCTGCAACTGCAAGAGTTGTAGCCATGTCAACAGCTCCGTCAATGTCTACAACATCTAAGTTAGTTGTACCATCTACGTCTAAATCTCCGTTAAAGTCTACGTTACCTGCTACAGTAAGTGTAGTAGCCATATCAACTGCACCGTCTATATCTACTACATCTAGATTAGACGTACCATCAATGTCTATATCACCTGAAATATCTAAAGAAGAACCTGTAAGAACTCCTGTTACTCCTAAAGTACCTGCAATAGTAGCATTAACATCTACGTCAAGTGTATCAATATGTGCAGTACCATCTATAAAAAGATCTTTAAATTCTAAAGAACTTGTTCCTAAATCAATATCATTATCTGTTACTGGAACGATAGCTCCGTCTTGTATTCTAATCTGCTCAACTGCAGCACTAGAAACTTCTACAAATACTCCCCAACGATTATTTGTACTGTCTGCTACAATTTTATTAAGAAAATCTAAATCACCAATAGTATGTATGTTACCGCCTTGTGCTGCTGTACCATCATGTCTATGCCCTGTACTTGAAGCACTGCTAGAGCTATATGCAAATGCATTGACTAATTGGTTGTATTCATTGTTAAACAATGCTGCAGTAATTGTGTCTCCATCACTAAAACTACTTTGTCTTGTATACGTTTGTGCCATCTTTTATTCTCTCCCTGAAGGTACGTAATCTATATATATTCCATTTACGGTATAAGGTGAATTTTGATTATCGCTAAATACTCTAAAATAATTACTTTTTCCACTGCCTTCTACAGTTTGTCTTGTTATTGGATCTGTTGCTGCTCCAAACTTATGATCTTCTGTAGAACCAAAAACTGCTGTTCCAAATAATGAAGGTTTTGGTATTGATAATGAATAATCTGCAGGCTGTGGACTGTCCAGATCATCAAAATTATATCTAATTCTTAAACTTGTATCAACTGTTCCTTCTGGAGTTATAGAAACTTTTACATACTTAAGAGTTTTTAAAGTTCCTAAATCTCCGTAATCAAGATCTGGTGTTTGATACTTAGCTATAATATTAGTAGCCGATCCACCAGAATCTAAAAAACTATCTCCTGTATCATGATTATATACTTTTCCTATGTAATCACCATGATAATATTTTTCAACACCGCTTGAGTTAAAACCTGAAACGGCTGCTGCACTTGCATCTATACCGACTGTTTCAGACCATTGAAAATTTGTAAATCCTTGATCAGTTGTCTTTAGAGTTCCTATTATTCCTCTTGCAGAACTTCCAGAAGAAGAACTTCCATAATATAAACGATACTGTGCTTTATCTCGTATGACAATACTGCTTACATTAAAACTTCCAATATTATCTGCAATGTTTTTCATTACAGGCTGAATAGGACGACTGACTGTACCAAGCTCTACGTCACCAATTCTTACTGTACCTGCTAGTGTTCTTATACCATCAGGTGCTAAAAATACTAAGTCACCACCAATCTCTTGAATGCTTCTTCCATCTAAACAACCTATATTTTGTGTAATAGGCTCTACTGCTATTGTAGAGGAAGAATTTATATTTGTCAATTTATAAATACTGTTTTTACAAAATATAATTAGATCATCACGAAAAGATCTTAGTCCAACTACTTGATCATCTAATAATATACTTCCAGAACCTGTCGTTGTAAAATCATCTATATCACTTGTTCCGCTATAAAATATAGTATTTGGTGCTGTGGCTGCACCTGCTACAACTAAATGCTTATCATGTACTGTGCAAAATTTTGGATAGTGTGTACCACTTACTGTTATTTCTTTAGCATAATAAGTTCTATCGCTTAATGCACCAGTTCCTGTCATTTTAAAGTAAAAAGGTTTTACACCTGATCCTTCATCAGTAATTATAACTTCCCCATAAGTTGTATCACCTTCGTAAGTTACAAAATGCGCAAGACTTTGTGAGGTTCTAGCAGAAGCACTACGACCTGTAAAAGTACTGTAGTTATCTCCACTGCCAGAAACACTTGCTCTATTTATTTGTAACCAACTTGTTCCATCTAAACTAAAATATATGTTAGTACTTGAACAAGCTATAACTCCATCAGCATAAACATGAAGTCCTAATATATTATTATCACTACTTGGATTTGCTGCGCTTCCTCCACCAAAAGCAGAGAAACCGTTTACTCGTCTATATCCACCTGCTACATCAACTTCAAAGTTTTCTAATAATGTAGCTGCTCCCGGTCTACGAAGCATCTCAAAAGAACTTGAAGCTTTGTCAAGTCCTCCTTCACAAGCTAGTGCAAAAGGCTGAGAAGCCATTATATCATATCCGTAGACATATATCTAGGAGTAGGATCTGCTAAGTTTGACCTCATTAATCTTAATCCTTTTTTATAATCATCTAAAGCAAAAGCAGCAAGCTGCGCATTTTCTTTAAACTGTGCCATATAATACCTAGCTCTTGCCATTAATACAGGGACATACATATCAGGAAATACTATTGCATCTCCATGTGCGCTTAACGCTGTTGGTAAATCCCAAGCAAAAAACCACACTCTATAAACTTTGTCTGGTATTGGACTTAATCCAAACTTCCTAGAATCTGGACTTCTAATTACAAAACGAGGCTCTCCATAGTTTTGTGTATCTGCATCGTCTTGGTTTTCTGATTCTCTATAATGGTCTTTCCATTCTTCAAGAGTCATAAATGATAAATTTCTACTTGTATATGGAGCAGATTCACCACTTACACTAATAGTTGTAAGATAAAAATCTTTCCAATCTACTGCACCATAATCTGTTGTTATACTAGAACTAGCAGTTTTTAATTCATACCACCTAGTTCCTGCTGTTGTTTCAACATAAACATTTCCATACATAGGATCTGTTTCTCCACTTTCACCTGTAGCTAAAAAAGACCAGCGAGGTTCTGAACTTACAATATCATTATAAGCTCTATTTACGCAGTCTTTTGCAAACTGTTGAATTCCTATTGCGCTACTAAAATTTGAAGATGTTAAAACAACTTCATTAGATTCTCTAAGAATTTCATTAGTTAATTGTAAATATGTTGTTGCCATTTAATTTCCTTTAACAAGGTTTTGCTTTTTTCATAGCTCCACCAGCATATGCTTTTTTTCTTTTTGGAAAACCTGCTTTCATGTTTGCATAGTTTTCAGGTGATATAGTAGATTTACTTTTAGGTCTGCTTAGTCCTGCCTTCCTTCTTTTATTTATATTTTTATACAAACTCATTATTTTTCTTTTTTACCAAAAATGATTTCCCAGTTATCTTTATATCTTTGTCTTTCTTCAGCAGTTGCTTTACTTCCTGCTCTAATTAATTTTCTGTTTCCCTTCTTTTTATTTTTAAAAACTACAGGACTTTGTTCGCTTCCTAGTTGTGCCATGTTCTTTACCTCTTAAGTATGGGGAAGATGAACATAAAATTCTCTTCCCACACACCGTTTTTGCTTTTAATTAACGATTAGTCAATTACGAAAAAAGCAGATACTAAAGCTTCAGATCTAAGTACGTTAGCACCATAAACATGAAGACCTCTTACTATGTCACCAAAAGAATCGGGGTCACGAATAACCTCAGTTGATGTTATAGCTTGAGCAGTAGCCGTAGAACTCATATGTCCTGCTAATACTTTACCAGTTGCATTTGATGTTGCAGCGATATTATTAGACTTGTACATATCAAAACCACGTAGCTTTCCGCTTGACACTAATCCATTTCTTAAAGAACCTTGACCTGCGTTGTAGTCAACTGACATCAACTTAGAACTAGACTTAGCAAGTTCTTCGTAAAACGAAGGACCAGCAACGAACCATCTTCCTTCTTCAGGAATATCTTGATCGTCTAGTAGTCTTGCCATTCTAGCCATAAGGTCAACAGCATCAACACCAGTTCCATCTGAACCAAGCAAATCAACAGAGTTGGTTGCGTGAGTCATAGATGTATCAGCAGTTGAGCTGTCTGAACCGATTATATGATCAGGTGAAGAAGAAGACGCGCCTGCAAACATTTCTGCAATTACACCTTCGTCAAATGCATCTCTCAATGCATAAGCAGCAGATGAACTAGCAACTTCTTTAAAGTTTACGTGAGACATTGAAGTTTCAATATCATCAACAATAAATTTAAAAGCGTTGGCAACATCAACAGTAAGAGTAAGCTCTTGGTCTGTTAATTTAGTTTGCGTTACGTCAGCACCTCTTTCATACTGATACACAGTAATCGTAGGTTCTTTAATAATACGGACTGTATCTCCGAAAGCAGATATATCACCAGAATAATCGGTGTTAGTAATAGCTTCTACGACAGAGGCTTTTCTAAAAAAGTTAAGTACCTTCTTGGAATAAACCTTCGGCATGAAGAAACTATTAGTTTGCCCACTTACGGAGTTACCAAAGTTGCCATTAGTATCAGTTGATTGCTCGAATAAAGCATCGGATTGATTATAAGCCATTTTAGTTTCCTTGTATTATAAAAGGGTTAATATTATCCTCTAACTCTACCTTCAAAAATTGCTTGATCAATATCTTTTTCATACTTATCAAACTCATCCATCGTTAGATTAGAGATTTCTTCTTGAGTCCATATTTTAGGTTCTCCTGTAGGTTCTACCTTTGTAGTCTTGGTAGATACCATATCAGCAGCCGTAGAGCTGGATCTCTTAGACTTATCACGAGTCTGTTTGCTCTGAGAAACTCCCATGTCTTGTTTAAATAAATCAATTGCTCGACTTGCTAAACTAGCGTTATTGGGATTATTGTAAATCCACGCTTGTATATCTGTGGGTTGTTCGTCTGCCCATTTATGAAACTCATCGCTATTTCGAATTTCTGCAAAATCAGGATGCTTAATAAGCAATTCGTTTTCTGCTTCTTTCTTTTGCGCAACAGCTTCTCTTTCTGTTAAAGCTTGGACTGTCGCTTGTAGCTCTTCAGTCTTTGCTTNACTTTGTAAGTGGGAAACGGTTTCTACTACATCATATACATCAGGATACTTTGATCTAAACTCTTCAATTTCTTCTACAGTTTTTGGAGCTTTATATTGAGGTCGATTACTAGCTAATTCAGCTAACAATTCTTGCTCTCTTTGCTTCCACTCTTGTAGTTTGTCGTTGTATTGTTTACTTCGATCATCATATCTTTTTTTCCAATTGTGTTCTGTCTTTTTATAGGGTTTACTTTCGACAACTTCTTGTTCTTTTTCTTCTGAAACAAAAGTTTCAGTAGCTGGTTGAACAAATAAACTATCGGCTGCTTGTCCTTCTTTAGGCATTACACTGTCCGTATGCCAAGTTTTTTTCTTATTATACGGATTGGGTGTTGCTTCATTACTGGCTTCTTCAGAAGCTATATTCTCATTATTAGTCATTTTACTCTCCTTCCTTTGTGCTTACTGTACCGAAGGTGGCTTATTCCAAGAACGTCTTCTCATAAGTGCTTGCCTAAGTAAGGTGGCATCAAAAGGTATTTTACTTTTTTAAAAAATGTAGAGTGCTATCTGACTAGGATAGGTGGCTCTACGGTCTACGAGCAAGTAGGGTGTTACGAGGATTAAGCATCATCATATTCTTTTGGTTTTCTCTGTCTTGTAACTGATCACCCATTAAATGTTGTCCAGTTACTTTAGGCTGAGAAGCCATCTTAATATTACTATTTTCTTCATCTTCTTGTATATAACCACCTAGTTGTCTCATTTGTCTTACATCCGAAGCTTCCTCAGCTTGCTCCATCATACTTTGTAAAGTATCAGAACCTATTTCTTCAGTTGCTTTTGATGTAATAACAAATTCTCCATCCGATAACCTTGCGGGTATCGAGTCGGATACTCCCGATCCGGGTCCTTCAACAGAACCAGAACCTGAAAATTCTGAGGCTTTTTCTACGACTTGATCAAAAATCATACTAAGCCTTTCGTCTTCGTTTAGTGTAACCATTAAGTAATCTTCGTCTTCTTGACTTAAAGATTCACCAACTATAAAATCTACATAGTTATCTTCCATCTGTTCATCAGGAATTAACTCTTCTTCGCCGATCATTTGCTCATACTCTCCATGAGTAGCTCCCGGCATTACTGTTCCATCAGGCATTGTATGTGTCGGACCTTCCATCATTCCTGCCATTTGTGAGTCTATGTCACCGCCTTCTTGATACATAGTTCTTTTTTCAATAGGTGTTTTTGCCCACGTGTTTTTATCACTCATAGAACCACCCTGATAAAAGTTTCTTCTGTCCATTTCTATTTCTTTATTAACTTCGTCTGCAATAGAACCAACCATGTTTGTAATACGTTTATATTCTGACTCAGGCATTGTTTCATAATCTAATCCTTTTTTACTTAATGCTCCTATCATAAGACCAAACGGACTAACTGTTCCTGTTGATAAAAGACTTTTATTTTTTAATTCTTCTCTTCTATTATGTAATTCATCAGATACTACATAAGAGTCAGGACTTCTTTTATGTGGAAAAAACGCTTTTGATTTTTTTGAATATATTTTATTTTTTTCAGCTATTTCTGCTAAACGATCTGCTATTTTATCTTCTTGTTCTGGTATTGAAGCCGTTAATGCGTCATAATCTTCTTCGCGCTCTGCTTTTTTTCGAGCCTGTAAAGCTTCTTTTATTAAAGTAACAAGACCGCCTGTAACAAACTCTTCTCTTGGAGGATTATACATACCTACACCTTCTAATTCTAATAACTTTCCTTCTAAGTTATCTTCAAGTTCTTCTATACTTCCTGATATATATTCCCAATCTTCTTGATTTCTTGGATTATCAAAACCTATTTCATCTACATAAGTATCGCCTGTATAAGAATCTCGTTGGTCTATCATTTTATCTTCTAGTTTGTCTAGATTTTTTCTTTCTTTTTCTATTTCTTTAGATAACTTTTTTACTTCAATATTATCTTTATGTTTAGACATTAATTTTAAAATAGCTCTACCTGCTATTCCACCAAATGCTTTAGGTTCTCTTTGTTCATTTATTAATTCGTTATATCTATTTCGTACATCGTCCATTGTAAATTGTTCTTTAAAAGAACCAAACCGAGAAGCATTTTTATATATTCTTGAAAGTTCTTGTTCTCTAAGATCATCAGGAGCGTCAAGTATAATACGTAAACTTTTATCAATATCCGCACCTATCTGCGTGTCGTATTCTGTATACCCTTCTTCTTTATTTAATCTCGGTTGTAACTGACCCATTTTTATTCCTCTTTTCTATTGGTAGCTTCAGCCACCCGCTCCTTCAATTGTTCTAAGTGTACCAGAGAATTGATCTTCCCCTGACTGCGGTACATTTCCTGTTCCGATGTTGCCACCACCAGTGCCTGTAACTCCAAGGTCTTGCGGTTGTTCAGGTGTTCCTTGAACGCCTCCCATAGGTCCTTGTTGTTGACCAGCGGTTTCAGGCGATTCGCCAGTTTCTTGTTGAGCATTTTGCATTCCTATAATTTGTGCCATGATAGCTGCTTCTTCTGGATTATTAAGTATTTCATCTGGGTCCAAATCAAGACTATAGGCAAGTTCACTTATTAACTTAGAAATTTTAACAAACGGAGCAATAGCTGGATTCTGTGCAGTTTGTAAGAACATAGTTAGTCTTTGGCTTCTTACTTCTTTTTGCATTAAACTATTTGTTCCGGTTGCTTTAACCTCTAAATCACCATCGATATCTAAGCTGCCCTCAAAAAATTGCATGTTCCATTGAAAGTAAGCCTCTCCTAATGGCTTTAATAAAAAATCATCTAGATTTTTAATAACTGTTTTAATATTTAAACTAGCAGCACCAAGCAGCATCGACATACCAGAAGCAGTTCTTGTCATNCTTTGGACTCCTGTTTGTCCGTGTGANTAACTAGGAAGACCTGTTTGTTCATCTGCTANNTGCCTAAATCTATCGAACATCATCATGTTTTCNGTGGCTGTATTAGGAAACTTAAGCCCGTGTATTGCTTGTCCGGGCATACCAGCTTGTCTNCNGAATATNTTACCCGGATATATTTCCATTGATTGNCCNCCGACAAGTGCTGACTCATCTACGTCAAATACTAAAGAGCCTGCTAATGCTAGATTATCAATTGCCATACGAGCGTGACCATTCATGATCTGTTGCGAATCATCCATGTTTTCTGCAATACCTATTCCAAAGAAATTGTATGGGTTTCTTTCATAAGGGAAAGAATGATAAGGTATTCTGTAAGGTGTAAATGGATTAATAACAGCTCTTAAAACTTTATTGTCTGTAATCCAAGCATTAATTTGAACTTCATCTAACTCGTCTACGCTGTCAGGTAACTCCATACCAGCATCACGCGCAGACTGAGCATCCATAACTCCCCAGTATTCTAGTACTTCGTAACTTGTATTTTCGACACCTTCTAAATTACTTTCGTTTTCTTTAAGATGACTTTCGTAATATTTTTCTTCATAATTAGGACCCATCATTAAACACTCACGTATTGCATCTTTATCAAAATACGGGAGATTCTTTAAAGCTCTAAATTGAGAACGATTTAATTTGTGTCTATGAATAATATATTCACATTCTTCAATTGTTGTTGCTGCAGGATCAGGATACAAATCCCAAACACTTACAAATTCTATACGAGGTACACGCACTTCTAGAGGCTTGTATTGCCTTTCTCCATTCTCGCTAGTCCATCGGTGTAGAGTTTTATTAAAGTTAAAAGGTCCTTTAATAACTCCTGTTCCTAACAGTGCTGCTTCTAAAAGTGCGTTCCTTATTTCAGATGAACCGCTTGACTCTTCTATTTGATCGTGAATAAGCTTTTCCATTCGTCTAGCTTTTTCTTGAGCCGGAGAAAGTTCAGGGATTTGAGGGGTAGGAACAAAGCCCTCAGATAGAATACCAGCTTTCTTAGCTTGGTCTTCTAAAGGTTCTTCAAAAAATCCAGTGCCTAAAGTAGCACCAGCCTTTAAAGTTTTTCCATCTCCTTTATAACCCACATCGTATGGATTATCTATAGGGATTTCTTCTGTTATTTCTTCTTCTGTAGTTTCTATGCCGGGAACTGGATTTGCAGTATCTAAATGTGCTTCTGCTGTTTCTCCTTCAGGTATTCTAGTTTCAGATATACCAATAGGAAATTTACCCGTTCCAAAAATTACATCTATCATTTGTCCGAAAGCAGCTAAAACTTTTGTTTTAGTAATCTTAACAAATATTTTAGATTTTTCAGATTCTCTAAACTTTATTTTTTTACCATAAAGACCGCGATAGTTTTCATAAGATTTAATCCAACGAGACTCGTCATTTCTTCTGGCTTCTTCTGCTACATCAAACCGACTTTTAATTGTCGCTACAAGATTTGAAACTTGAGACATTTCAAGTTTTAATTCTTTACCTGTTTCACCTTCTACTTCTGTAAAAAGATTATCTGCGTTTAATAATGTATTATCTTTTTCTACCATTTATTAATATCCAAAGTCACCGTCTGCGGGTTCGTATATATTTCTTTTTAAATTTAACATTCGATCATGAGGACTATCTAATCTAGGTCTACTCATAATCATATAACGTAAAGCATCATACGCATGATCAGATGCGTTTGTGTCTACGTCTTCAGGCTTAGTTTTACTTAAAGGAATACTCTGTACTTCTCTAATTAAATTAACACATGTATTTAATATTTGCAGTCTTGGTCTACCTGTAACATTATTTTGTTTTAAATACTCGTGTATTTGTACTTTACCTGCTATTCTATTTTTGTCGGCTCTTCTTAGTTTATGTCCGCGCTGCTGTAATATTTCACCAATTGTTGGACCAGTATAGCCTGTCTTTGCCCAAGCAGAGGTGTCTAGAACACCCGCAATAGATTTAATTTCTTCTTGCTCCATTTCAATTATTCTTTCTGCGAGAGCTTCCCCTGTAAGACCCTTTTGGTATAGTTCTCTATATATAATGATGGTCTTATCTTCGGGATCAACAGCTCCCCATAAACAACAACTTTCTGCAGCATAGCCATAGTCTATTGCTTTTACTCGTTCCCACCAAGCAGGTATTCCAAAAGGAACAATCACGTGTATTTCAGGATCAAACTCTGCAAAGGCTGCGCCTTCTGCTATATCCCAATTACCTTCGAGTAATTGTTTTCTTTGGATTGGAGGTAAAGACATTAACATCTTTTCATACTCTCCATCCTCAGCTAAGTATGGATTATCTACCAACTTCGCAGGAATAAATTTTCGAGTTAAACCGTCTGATCCTTCAAAAGTTTTATTATGTTCTGAAGGATTAACATATCTTTGTTTAACCCAATGCGCACCAATACCACCGGGGTTTGCTGTGCATCTTAAATATGTCTTTATACTTGGATCAGTTGTTCTAAGCCTTGAGGCTAAATAGTTCCAACTAAACTCCGTAGGCAAATGTGTAATCTCATCAAAGCCTATCCAACTATATGCTTGTCCTTGATAACGATAAACATCTGCGTCTCGTTCCAAGAATCCAAACTCTATCTTTGCTCCGCTTGGAAAGTTCCAAAGTTTTTCTACTTCACGAAACTTTGCACCCGGAAACGCTTTTGGATAAAGTTCTCTACTTTTATCTATAAGCTCTCGAAGCTCTGGCATTGATCGTCTTAGTATTAAGGCTCTATGTGCTTTAACATGACAATAACGCAAAGGATCAATAAGCATTGCAAAACTTTTACCGCCTCCTGCTGCTCCTCCGTAAAGAACATCCTTTTCGCCAGCAGCAAGAAAATCTGTTTGAGGACCTTCGTTAGGCATAAAAGCCACTTTAGATCCTGTTTCTTCTAAGTGTTCTTGTATCTTATCTGTTTCAAAAACCTTAGATTCTTTTTTCTTAAGATTGTGTTCGGCATTCGCTAATCTTTTTTTTAATCTCTTTATCCGTTCTTTTGGTTTTGTTTGAGATCTTGTTAGCTTAGTCATATAGTATAGACCTATATTTATGTTTTGTCAAGTAAAGAATTAGGTTTTTTATATAACTTGTCTACGTGTTTCTTTAAACCCATACGAGACATTGTTCTATTTGTTTCAGCTTCAAGCCAGTCTACACCGACTCCAAGACTTATTTCTTGACGCTGTATAGCTTTAGAAACCTCGTGTAATACTTCTATTTCTTCTACTATAGGTTTTAGATATCCTTTGTAATTTTCATCTACTTCGTAGCCAAAAGGAATTGTAGAACTTTTCTTTCGTATGTAACCTTCAGGTATGTCTAACATCTTTTTTCTCTTTTTTCTTTTTGCTTTTATTTAAAACTAATCCTTTAGGAATTGAAATACAACCATCAGGATTATTTTTTAACTGCTGTTCCCATTCTTTTTTGCGCCAGATCTTTGTCATGGGTGCATTAGATTTGATTTTTTATTTTTAGCTTTTGGTTTCTTAACAGTTTTGTATGCTTCATTCTTTTTTGTTTTAGGATCGTCCGCTACAAAATGTCCTTTTTTATTTCTAGCACGGACAGTTATTGTCTCAGGCTTTTGAATAAACCTATCCCAAAACCACTGACTCAGACCAAGCGTCCAAAAATTCATTGTTCTTTTAAAATTATCTTTCATATTATTACCTTTTACCATTTAACTTTATTTGCCCAGTACGCTGCAGACATCTTTCCTTTCTTAATGTTCTTAGCGTGTCGAGCTTTAAAAGATCTGGAACGTGCTGTGTTTGTTCTGTCACCAGTCTTTCCTTGCTGTCCAAATCTTATTAATTTTATTTTGTCGCCTTCTTTGGCAACAACCACATGAGACTTAGTAGGATGCTTTGGAGTACGTTTGGGTTTG